ATTAGATTGCCTAAAGGTCACCTAGCACCAGCTGCACTGCTGACTCACACTTACCTGATTATTCGGTGTGTGTGTCCGCTATAGTGCAGCTCTCTGTTTCTCTGATCAGTCGAGTGTTTCTTTGAGGTTTTGAGGAGGATTGCCGAATTCATGTTTCATTACATAGGTACTGTAGCGGCGCTTGTACTTGAGGGTATCGGCCTCTATCGGGGGCGGGAGGTTCTTTCCGATCCTCCACAGTCTCTCATTGTGCCTGATCGCCATCACGTTGTCCTCTCCAGTTCGCCTTATCAGCGAGCGGAGAGGGACGTTACTGTCGAACAGCAGATTGAGACACTCCCGTTGGACCGTTCTCTCGTACAAGTGTACCCCCGCCGCTTCCGCGTCAGTCGTGCTACCTGGCGTGGGCACCCTCTTTTCAGCCAGGTTCCAGATCACCCAGCTCAGCTCTCCGGTCCCCGTCTTGGCAGGCCGTCGTTTACCCCACTCACTCAGAATCCTGTGCGCGATGCGCAGGTCGAGTTGAGTTGGGTCGCGATAGCCCGTCAGACCGAGTCCACCGAGCCATTCTGGGATGTACCATGGAACTCTTGCCTTCGAGAGAGTGCTAAAGTGCTTATCGATGAACATGTTGTGCACTTTCGGCTTGAGATGAGGTGGGCAGTGTGTGAGCAGCTCCCTGTACCTAGCCCCCATTGTCTTCTTCGGATCTGCCAGGTCGTTGAGACCCAGCGCGCCGCTTCGCTTCAAGCCGCGCAGCAGTCCAAAGTTGACATAGGGGACGAAGGTGAAGGGGCATTCGCGTGTGGAGATCTTCCCGTTTTTGTCGATCGTTTGGATCCTGTGGAGTTGCTCTGGCCCGGTGAGATAAACCGCGGAATTTATTTCGCAGAAGTCTTTTCCGAACCAGGTCTTCCCTATGGACTCCTCCAGACCTACAAATGCAGTAATTTTTCCCCAGGCGTCTCTTCCAGCCTGTGTTATTCTGCAAAGCATGTCGTCGCCATTTATCATGAGTGGTGTGTCTCGGAGCAGTGCCCTTCTTTTCAAGGCACCAAGCTCGTACGCCCACCTGGAGACTGCAGCGTTTGCGATACACAGAATTGGAAAGCTCACTACACTACCCATCAATTGACCCCGCTTCTGTGGTTGAATTCCTGCTTCTGTATCAAAGAGGTACCCTGTCAGTTGACTCAGGAGAAGTCGATGCTCAACTGGGTAAAGTTTCAGACAACTTGCGATTTCATTCGCGATGGTTTCCGAGACCCAACTCAGCAGATTGTCGGTCGCTCCTTTGTAGTCCCCCGACAGGTAGCCCTCGGCTTCCTTCAACGACCGTCCCAGACGATCGAGGAGGTAGCTTTCCGATACTGGCTCACCCAATAGTCTGAACGTTGGGTGGGCTCGCAGGACATTGTGCATTTTCTTCCACAGTGCACGCAGGACAAATTGAGCATGCGGTTGGCTCTTGGTGATGACCCTAATCTTCAGTGCTTCGGGTAGTGTGACAGGGGATGCGAGGTTCCTGGCTTCTTCAGCCGCGAGCTTTAGCATCCTTAGCCACACTGTCCCGTATGCGTCGAAGAGTTCAGTCTGGGTCTCCCAAGTCGGGTTAACAGCCTCCGCTGCCCAAATCTCTTCCTCCTCCTCTCCTCTGTGTGCGTTGTAGTCGATGAGCCCACCGGGGTATCTGAGCCCCTTTAGAACCTTGTGGTCAGTCGCGTTGAGGAGGTACCCTAGGGTCCCCCCTTCTTTTCGATTGGACACATAGTTCGCCCTGGTGGACGGAAAGAACTCTCTCAACCTCTCTAGCGTGGAGAAACTTTGTTTCTCAAAGAGCTCACGCGTTGTCCTTTGCAGCTGCCCGATGACATTCTCCTTGGTTAGGAGCGTCGGGACAGTGGCATGGACGAGAGGTGCCTGCTCAGAATTGAGCAGGCGTTCTTCCGGACGGGTCTCCGGCTCTGTGGTGATTAGTGTCAGGAACTTCTCTTTTGCCTCTTTGAGTTCCGCTTTCCCCGGCCGAGGGAAGCCCTTCTTAGCTTGTTTAATGCTTTGAAGGAGCTCCATCCTCTGGCCCGGGTCCGCGACTCTCATAAAGGTTATGAGGAATCTTCCGCACCTTCCACCCATAAGTTGCCCCGGATTGTCTTTGAGGTCAAAGGGCTTAGTTGGTAAGGGTTGTTTGGTCCAGTAGGCGAAGAAGGCCGTCAGCTTATATTTAGCGACAGTCATCCAGCCGACCTTCTCAGACATCTCTCTCCACCTTAGCACCGTCCTCTTGACGTTCTGGGGTCCCTTAAAACCGAAGACCCGTGCAATGTCGACTAGCACAGACACACATTCCTCGACTTGATCAGAAAACTCACGTACCTTCCGAGGTCCCGTGAGTGGAGCAGTCTTGCTACCATGAGAGTCAGGTTGACGCTGAAACTTCCGAGTTTTCTGGACTTTGCCTTCAGTCCTATCTACTCGGGTTGTCGTCTCCACCTTGACTGGAACGCTTGCT